ACTTATTTTATTATATAATATAACTGAATTTGTTAAAAACAAAACCCCCCACTTAGAAAAGTAGGGGGAACCTCCTGTAAAACCAACAAAAACAGGGATTTTTAACATTGTCAAATTATTCTGCGATTGCCGCACATGCTGTTACACAATTCGCACCTGCAGCAACAACTGTAACTTCAGGAGCAAGAATAGATGTTGCTATTATTTTATAGGATTCTACAATAGGCGTGGGAATGGGTGTTTCTACAGCATATGTAAATAGAGTTAGAGGAGTGAGACTTTGTACAATTTTTGTTCCGGCATTGAATCCACAAGCATCACAAGCTCTAATTTCTGCTTCGTAAACATAATATACAGGAACTCCTGTGGTTGTAGATGTTGTAGTAGTTGTTACACCAGAGACAGGAATATCTATGTAATTTGTACAACTTGGACTATCAGACATTACTCTCACTATTGTAGTTCCCGGAGGAGCTAAAAATGTAGTGTATCCTGCAAGTAAATCAATTTTTGCTACACCTGATTCAAAAGCAGATGTATATCCATCCACATTTGAATAGAGGTTAAATGGTCCTGTATCAGACCCAGCTGTTGTTAGAATAATATAAATATCCATAATTTATGATACGCAAACGTCTTGTCCTGTAATTGTTGCATTGTTTAATACCAGAGTGTTTGACCAAATACATCCTGTGTCAACTCCTCCAAGAATAACACCTCCAACAGGATTTCCATCACAAGAAGTTGCTTGCCAACTAGATGGGAATCCATCTGGTGTCAATCCATAACTTACGCATATAGGTGCTTCTGTGGTGGTGGTTGTTGTGGTGGTGGGTGTCGGTGAACAACATTGGAATGTATCAACAGCAAGACCAGACCCATAAGAAATAATTTGGTAGGTCTTATCTACACAATATATTACGGGTGTAGGGTCTTTAACAACAAGATTGGTCACTTCCAGAGCTCCACATTCTACGAAAATGAATCCTGAGGGATTTCCTTCTGGGTCAGGTGCAGGAAGAGAAAATTCAAAGTTTGTGCAGGGACAGAGTGTTGTTGTTGTAGTGGTGGAAGAACAACATTCAATTTTTTCATAATTTCCTATTCCAATTTGAATAATTGGTTGAGATTCATCAACACAATAGAATACAATATTATCTCCGGGGTCTATTGTAATAGGTTCAATATATCCACATTCCAAGAATGTAAAATGTGCAGATTCTATACCCTTTATGCCTGTAAATCTATAGGTGCTACAAGGACACTGTGTAGTGGTAGTTGTAGTGGTGGATGTACTCGATGTAGAGGTGGTTGTTGTACTGGAAGTACTTGATGTTGAGGTGGTTGTGGTGGAGCAACAAGCCTGTAATTGACAGATTATGTCATTTATATTCTTGAGAATCACATCAAGCGTTGTTCCTGCAGGAACATTAATACAACTCAGTGTTTCACCACCATATTGTACACAACTTGTAGGAGTTTTTGTTCCACAAGGGTCACAGGGGTCTGAGCATTCTCCTGCATATTTTATAAATGTCAACGGATAACAATCTTGGCAATGGGTAGACATATGGTGTTAGTTTATGGGATGTACATAATGTAATAACAAGCGAGAACAGGGGGCGTGTTTTTATGAGGAAGACCTCCACCGGTGACAGCGTTTGACACTGTAACATTCAATCCTGTAAGTCCTGTAGTGCCTGTTCCAGTGTTGAATGTGGCCGGATCATCATCTCCACAACCAGCAACGCTTGTTACAGGACCTCCTGAATAACCTTTACCATGTACCTGTGTGTGGCTATGACCGGGGTCAACAATATTAACCGTTGCAACGTGCGTATGAGAAGGAATTTGAGATGTTGTGAGAACATATTCATTTGCACCAGTGGTCATACTGAGTGTATAATTAGGATTGTTTGCACTTGCTCCGGGGTCAACATACGGACTGAGGGCACCACCACCGGGAACACTAATTACACCAACACCAATTCTTCCTCTTTTATCAGGCGTACCATTCTGACCATTACAGAGATAGATTTTATCAAATCCCTGAGCTAGTAATCCTACACCACCAGCATCAAAATTAGTAAGGGGTCCGTAATATTCCACTGCTGTATAAGGAACCATCCTATCCTTCATTTGAGGAACAGGATTTACAGAAGCCAGATAAGCAGCAATTAATGAGTTCAGTTCTGATTTCTTTACATAATTAGTTTGAACATCAAGAGACAGTGCTAACAATGCACTTTCTACAGAACACAACTTATCAATTACAGCCTGAACAACATCATGTGTATCATCGCTATTCACTACACCATCAAGACAATCAACATCGTAATCTGCATTGAGAGTTGTTAATGTAGCATCAATTACATCAATTTGTGCCTGTAAATCACAAATTGCCCTAACCACTGCTGTCAGAATCTCATTAAGTGTGAATCCTGTACAAGTTGTGCAGGGAGGAAGATAGGTTTTAACCAAATCACACAAATATGCAGGTGTAATGATGGGTTTTATACCAGTACCATCCAGAGCAGGAACCAGAAAATTAAAAATAGCCTCAGTAACAGAAGACAAACTATCTCCTGTAGATATGTCAAGTTCGGGAACATTCTCTCCCGTATATTTTACACAATTGTCTGAAACAATTTCAGCACATCCATTAAAACAATTAGAGCAATTATTGGACATTATTTAAATTTTAAAAGTTTTACTCTACTGGCTATTTGTTGAACAGTGAAGCAGCTAGCATAATCCGGATTACAAGCCTTATAGGTTAGAATACGTTTATAATTCAGCAAATCATACATAGTGATTGCTGAAACAGGCTGATTCAGTAAATATATGGTATTGTTATACAAGCTGCTAGCCATTTCTTTCAGCTTGCAATCAATATCATTCAAAAGTGCAGATATGCTAGTGCAATCTGAGCAGTTTGTAAGTCTGGGTAATAACATTCTTTAGTTTTTTAATTTTCCCACGACAATATGCACATAGACCATCAACGAGTTGACAGCCGCATCCAACGTTAGCTCCACAACCTTTACATGTTGCCATATTAGTTAAAATTTAATACATAATTATTTCCAGAACAATAACAATTGTTCTTCAGAAAGTTGTTTAACATCGTATATGCGTGAGCATATAATTTGTTTGCTTCATCTACAGCACAGTTATTGGCTGCTGCAATGGCTCCCTGTATAAAGAAATAAATACTATTTAAATCCACCTTTTGTTGTGTTTTAATTGCCTTATCACACTCCATCATATCCAGCTTCATAAACGCACTATCGAACTTCTCCTGTAACTGGTCCACCCTCATTATATTCTTTGTAACATTATTTACATTCGATGGATCAACGCTATAAGTTAGTGTGTATATTCCATCAGGGAGAGGGAGTTGAGGATCACCCACTTGAGTGAGTCCCAGAGAGGTGGAATTAAAGAAATTCACCTCTTCGGGAGTGAAGGGAAGACTAACAGTACCAAAAGCCGGTATAGTTATTTCAATTGTGGGGCCTGTAACAGGGGGAGCGGGGGGATATGTGGATGCATCGGCAACAGCCAATGTGAGAGTGTTGTATGTAGGAATTACTAATATATCTAAGACTAATGCCATAGCTTCTAAATAATTATGCCAGAGGATCTGAGTTTGTATCCTCTCACCTCTGGCATAGGTTATATGATATTATTTCCACTTATCCTCTTACGGAATCAAAGTTGAAGTTGAAGTGGTAGTGGGCCATACTGTGGTGGTAGTGGACGTAGTGGTAACACAAGAGTTACCAGCCGTTACATTACCAAGGGCAGCCTCAAGAACGGTTTCCACAGCAGTTTCAAAAGCACCACCAGATACACAAGCGATTATTACCATTGAATCTTCTTTCACATAGTCGCCCCAGCTATACGCACTCTTATCAAGTTCGTTGAACTTAATATAGAATGTGGTGTAGTTAGTTCCAGCATTTACATAGGATTCGAAATTCTCGTTGAAACCAACCATTCTATGCAAGTGCTTCAGGTAACCAGCCTGATAGCTGTAATAGTCTTTCTCAAGCTGTGCAATTTCTTCAGACGTACCTATAGGATAGGAAGAACGCTGGATAATAGTTGCTGTAGCAACGATATTACAATTATCAGCCACAATGAAATCTGCAGTGGTAGCAGGACCGCTATACACGAAGGTGCGGAACCACATCCTGTCATATTCAAAGGGGAAAGCTGCAACATCACAAGGCTGTCCGTATTTGGTCAGGGGCTTGGCACTAATACGCAGGATTGCGTTAGCATCATTACCCAAACGCTGGAACTGATAGAACTGCGTCAGATGAATGTTGTCAGGGTTTGTACCGGGAGCACTTTGTTCCAGTTTTGCAATAAAAGCATCGATCAGAGCAGGAACATCTACAGCATCACAAGGATCACCACCACAATCGCAACAAGGAGCTTGTACGGTTACAGAGCGAGTGAAACCATTGAAATACAGCGTGTCCAGATAGCTGGAGTGAGCACGAAGCGTCAGGGTAACAATGTCACCACACTTTACATCCCAACCACCAACATCGGTGACTTGGGTAACAGGGGTGGGGCAACCTTTCACCTTGTACCATTCGGTAACATTCGAGGTGCAATTTGCAGTGGCACAGCCCTTAATTTTATCAGAGCGCTTAGATCCGAGCAAATAGGTATTTGCACGACCCTGAGCAATGTAAAAATAGGGAGCTGCAGCAATGTTCATTGCAGTGGCTGCACTGTAGTCATTTAGAAAAATGCCCACTTGACCCGGAATGAGGTCTTGAGTAGAACCGGAGCTAGGAAGCGAAGTTTGTCCCACCGGAACTACAAACAAAGTAGTTAAAGAGAAATCTGCCATTTTAATTTATTTTAAGTGTTATGAAAAATTTATTCATTTGTTTGAATTCTTAAACCTGCTGTCTGAACTGCTGTCATGTTTTCAACATACATGGCTAAATTTTGTACAGTGATATCGAGAAGTTCATCTTCAAGATATTCAGCAAGCTCACAATCGCTATTTACGGAATCTGTTCCATCAAATTTGACATATCCTTCTTTATCAATATGTTGAGGATATCTCATGTAGCTTATGTGAATTGTTTTTGGAGTGAACGTACCATCTGTAAAAATAGAAATTTCATCAGATGATATGAGATTAAAAGTTTCTTGATATTCAAACGATGGTTTGTAATGAACATTGTTTAAATAAAACTGTAAATCT